TTGTCTCGATGCACTCCGACTCTTCGGCAGCAGTCGCATAATACTTTATATTGATATCATACAGTACTGTCGTAGGCGGCTGGACGATCACGAGATCAGTCATGGGACGTACATCGTCCGCGTTGCACGCTTCGTAAACTTTCTGTATAATATCATCACCCGGTATCTTTCCGCCGTACAGGACCGGCACGATCAACACGATCCCTGCCATATCCCGTTTAACAGATATATCAATCTGTGTCTTCTGCTGCAGGGCTCCATCTGGTGATATTATTATTTTTAATATCTCATCTTCATACACGACATGATAATCAACTCCACGTTCTGCCTCCTCGATGCTTACCGATTCTGCATCATATCCCTTTCCGCCAAGATATGCATACCCTCCCAATATGTTTAATGTCTTGCTGATCCTTTGTATATCGGATATGATTGCCACATCAGCAATTGATGCATCAGCAGATTTGGCATGGTACTCGTATGCGTCCCTCGGTCCGGCTACCGACAATGATGTTGGTGCAAGCCTTATCCTCTCACGATAGTGCTCATCTCCTGTTCCTCCGTCCTCTTCCGGATATGGCTCACCATCATTTCCGTCATATGTGATAGTGATATTCTTCACGGAATCTATGTAAGGTATCAAATCAACAAGCCTGCTTATACTTCCTGCCAGATATCCGTTGTATGCTTCACCCGTTAACGTACATTCCGCCGGCGAATCCACATACGCAGCTCCTGCCTGCAATACCACCGTGTCCGTGGTCTTAAAATACACTTCACTATCCGGTGTCGCCCTCGTTCCTTCTGGGATTATAATATTAGTTGTTATTGCAGAATTAAGGGTAAAACGAAGTGTCGTTTTGGCAGACCTTGCCGGAATGCGGTAACACGCATACCTTTCGCCCAGGGCATCCAGTACTTCACCGCGCGCATACCTTAACATTTTCTGTCTGCATGCATCATTTGCCCTGCTGTAAACCGCCAGTACCACTGCAACGAGAGTGTAGTTATGACTGTATTATAAAGTTTCTCGGAATCTGTCTCTATAAATGATATCTCTGCCATATTGCGCTACCCTCTCACTACCGCATCAATACTAAACTTAAAGTTTCCTTCCCGTGCAAGGAACGCTTTCAAATCTATCTGCTCCACGTTCACTCTCGGCTCATATGTTTTTATAAGCCACCTTGTATCTGCAATGAGTAATGGAACAGCTATCGGTTCCGGCCGGTCGATCAGCGATGGATCAATCCCTTTTACCCTGTCATATGTACATTCGCCCCTGACAATACGCACCAAATTCGCCACACACTGCATTGGTAATCCGTTTCCACTCGCCTGCATGCTATTTCCCCCATTGATTTATTCCTCATGTTTCGCTTTTCAAATATGATCTCGGTCTTTTCCTTGAAACCCGGTCAGTCTTGCTTGCCCTGACAGATACTGCACTGGCATTTCCCGCACTGCCCCCGGTTTTTGCAGTACTGTCAACTTCTGTAACCTCTTCCCGAAATTCCTTGAATTTGAATGATAGTGATGCCGCTGTAAATGTTCCGTCAGGCCGCATTGACACACTCCCAACCGACACATTCTGTAGCTGCACATTGTCCGGTCCAAACACTTCGCTTCCGATGATCAGCGGAGCCGCCAGTCCTATCATCGCTTTCCACTGTCCAATCATTTCTTTTATATTGCTTGTACCTGTTTCTATACGGTATGTTGTCGACAATGATATTTCTTCGTCCGACAACGCCACCTGTTCTGTCGGTGCATTCCCTTCCTTATCTGCATTCGTGTCTGTCTTCATGGAATATGATGTCGACAACGATTCCAGATACGTAATTGTACTCGGGCTACACTCCCACATCATACCATTCCAGTACGCCATTGCCATACGGATCACCCCATGTTATATAATCTTACCGCCAAGCTTCATATCTTTCTCTACAGTGAGAGTCCCCCTGACTGTAACGTCCTCCTCAATTGTGCCCTCCCAGTTCCCATCCATGCGTGATACGACTATCCCGGTTTGGTCATCAAATACTATAAAAGCAATTTCCGATCCTTTTTCGAGATTTCCCATTTTCCCCCGGAGATACCACGGAATTGTAATCGGTAGTGTTGATGTTCCTTCCGCCGATGCAGCCTGCACCCTCGCCTTTGTCGGATTTCCATTTTTGTCTGTCTCCCCCTCCATCGTAAGGATTATACCTTTCTGTACCACACCCACTAATATCCCTCCAGTGTTTTTCGAAAAAATAACTTTGTTTTTGCCCGCACCATATCCTGACGTACATGCGTCAGGAATACGGGCACATTCCAGCTGCTTACCCCTGCCGTTTCCAGATTTACCACACTCCCGGCTGCATAGGCGCCCAGAAACTTGTCATAGTCGATCACCCCTGATGACATCTTTTTGTTTTCGTAACGCAGCATATTCTTCGCATATCTGTCTGCCTCACTCTGACTTGACATATTGATGTTGATCACTTTTGTCAATATCTTTTCAGGTGTTCCGATCGTTGTATATCTGCCAGACAGTTTCCCATTTTTCAAGATGCATGTGCTATAAACATCGTTCGACTCATCCTTATATTCAAAATGATTTCCATTTCTTACTCTCAATGTCACATCTGCACCTGCTGACTCGATACTTTGCTCGCTGTACACGATCATTTTTTTATCGTATACAATAAAAGTACAACCCTCCAATATGCATCGCTCAGACAAGAACACAAAATCTTCCTTATTCTGCTGGTTCACATACTCGTATACCTGATCTGTTACCCCGTAAAATTTGCAGGAAATAGAATGTCTGCCTGCTATTTCCTCACACAACTGTTTAAAATGTACATTCTGCCACGATTTACTGCTTTTATCATTATGATCCTGCGGCACAGAACTTGCCCTGATACACATTTTACCATTTTCCGGTCTGACGCTTGTGATATTCATTTCACCAGTGCTGCACGCTCCAAGGACAACAGATATTTTGTTACCTTTCACCGGCTTCCAGCTGTCCCATCTATCATTTCCGTCGTTAAAAACAATACGCAGTGTGTCCGCCTGCTGCTCTCCGTATGAATCATATATACATGTGTTCACGGACACTTTTTGATAGATATCTGTCCCTTCAAAAAATATCTGCATCGTCATCTCCTCCACGGCGGAAGTGTTGCCGGACGCTCTGATCTGTCCAATACCGGCACCCTCAATCTTATTCCTGCCTCAAAGACCAATATCTCCATATACTGCGGATTTGCCTGTATTATGTATGATGCCATCTGTTCATCATCATAAAAGTCAAGCGCCAGTGCATCATATGTATCTCCCTCTTCTGTGATATATTCCTGATAATCTTTAACCAAAACTTGCCTTATATTGATCGCCGCCTCTCCTATCCAGCATATCTGCCAGCATATCAACCAGATTCTCCTCTTCCTCCCTAAGCCTTTCCATCAGGTCAAATTCAACGGTTTCTGTGTTGTTGATCGTTATCTGTGGGGCAAATGTAACATTGATCGTTACGCCCCCCTGCGCGGAGTTCCCAGATTCAAAGGTATCCAGCAGGGAATCATTTACCCCAAGCATCCGTCCTGCTCTCGCCCAATAGCTGAGATTTTCATTCCTGTATGTATGGTCAAAGGATATGACTGCCTCTGTTCCAGCTTCACCTGCTATTGATACCCCGTCCGTAAATCCGCCTGCTGCCAGCTGCGGAAGCTGTATGGTGGGAATACTAAGGGACTGTCACCCTATCCCCGGCACCCAGTCAGGAATTGTTATTCCGTTAATACCTGTAATAAGGGCATTAATGATATCAACGACAGGACTGATAAACAACAGTGCAGTTTTTCCGATACCCTGGACAATATTTGAAAATATGGATACAACATTACCCCATAACGCTTCCCAATTTCCAGCAAAAACATTGGCGATGAAATCGCACAGCCCTGTGAAAACACCTATGATGCTCTGGACGACGGAAACTATCCTTGTCAACCATACTGACACTACTGCTTCTATGAATGGTGCCGCCACTTGAAATCCTTTAGCAAGAATTCCTATCCATCCGGCCAAAGCTGGAAGAAATGAGGATGCGAGACTTCCTATCATGTCAAATACAGGACTTAACGCTTCCACAATCGTTCCTATAATCGGAGCCAGTGCCACCAGAAGTTCAGCCATTATTGGTAAAAGCGATTCGACAAACTGTCCCACCACTGGCGCTATTGTCTCAAACAATCCCCCAACCTTCGACAAAATATTCTGGAATATAGGCAAATATTGTTGGGCAATCTCTGCCAGCACTGGCTGCATCCTTTCCCACAACCCGCACATCATGCCTAATTTCCCTTCAAACCCTGGCATAATTCCCAGAATAAGATCACCGACTGCACTGATCACTGGCGACAATGCGGAATATAAGTTTTCAATAATAGGTTGTATGTGTTCCAATCCACTTTGAACGACAGGGAGCAGTTTCTGGGCAATATCTTTTACTACAGGCAGTATGGTTCGCCCAACGCTTGTCATAAAATTCTTTCCAAGATTTTTAATACTTTTAATTGTATATTCGAGGGTATCTGTCTGTTTTGCAAAAGCTGCCTCCGTCGCCCCCGCTGCCTCATACATCGCCGCTGTCTTCTCCACAAAATTACCAGCCTGCGCACCAGACAGGGCAAGTATGGCTGTCTGTGCCTCCACCGATGAAAACATCTTGGCAAGCGCCTGAGTGTCCCCGTTAACAGTCCCCCCTAATGCCTCCAAGGTTCCCTGTAACCCCAGGGATTCCAGTGCCACATTCGCATTCTCATATCCGAGGGATTTTAATGCCTTGGTCATTCCGTCAGTCGGACTCATCAGCCCTGACATGACAGCCTTCATCTGTGTCGACACCTCTGCAGTACTTCCTGTCACACCTGTAAGCGTCGCAAACGCCCCGTATAACTCCTCCTGTGCCACGCCCAATGCAGACGCCAGCGGAACTACCTTTCCCATCGAACTGGCAAGTTCCGGGAAAGATGTCTGTCCTAATTTGACCGTCATAAATGACAGATCGGACGCTTTTTGAAATGCCTCACCAGATGTATCTCCATATCCCTTTGTCACTGCCGTTAAAAGATTGATCGCATCTGTGGTCTCCGCTCCTCCGGCTGCTGCCGCTTTCGCGGCAAGTTCCATCTGACTGACCGCATCCTCGCTGTCACCGACTGCAGATATGATCTGATACAGGCCGTCTGTCAGCTCGTCTGTCGCAACTCCTGTATTATTGGACACCGCCAGTACATCATCGCCAAGCTCGCTGATCCTGGCTGATACCTGTTCCGCATCGCCATTTAACAGGGTTGCAACATTTGCCATCTGCGTCTCAAAGACAGCCGCATTTGAAACTGCGTCTGCTCCAAATTTAACAATTGCGGCAGTTGCTGCCACTGTCACAGTTGAGACTGCCGCTATACCAGCCTTTAGACCGCCAAACTGCTTCTGTGCGTTATTGATCGACTGGGCAAGTGACGGATCCAGCTGTCCCGCGATGCTTATTATCGCTTCAAGCGTCCTGTTTCTTCCCATTGCCTAACGCTTCCTCCTTCTTCTGCCCTGCAGCCGTGCTGCTTCAACATTTCTCTTCTGTCTTTCGTTCTCCTCCCTGATGTCATCCGTGGCTTCCGCAAACTCTTTTAAAAAGCTGATCATCCCCGTTTGTTCTATTTCTTTGATTCCGGTATGGTAGATTCGGGAGTAACTTCGGATTGCCCTTCTGAGCTGTTTGGGCTTGAGGGTTCCGCCGATCTCCCTGCTATAAAATTTCTTCCTACTTGCGTAATCTTTACCAAGTCATACCCCTTGATCCTCTCCATGTCGGCAATGTC